TTGCAACAACAAGAGTTGGCAATCAAGCAAGCCGAAGTCCAGCGCAAGTCCCAGAAAGATCAGATGGACGCGCAGTTACGCATGGCCGAACAGGAAAGAAAGACGCAGAAGGATGCGGTGGACGCTGCGATAGACGCGCAGCAGCTTAAGTTAGAGCGTCAGGAACTAGAACTCGAAGCAGAGAAGGATGGTATGAAACTCGCTGTCGATACTAGGGACAAGGACGACAAGATTGGTGTTGAGCTTGCCAAGATTCTTGAAGGAAGAAACCGAGGTAACTAGTGGCTAAAACCGTCTTTGACGTGCTGAGAGATAAAATCGAGGAGGATCGCTCCTCTGCAGTGGATTTTCTTGCATCGGGTGGAGCTAAAGACTTCGCTCAATACAAGGAAGCAACAGGCTTGATTCGAGGTCTAGAGACCTGTTTGTCCCATATTAACGACCTTGCCCGAAACTTTATGGAAGATGACGATGAGTGAAGCTGTCGCTGAAGTTGAATTAACCCAAGAGGATATCGAAAACCAACTCCCTGTGCCGGTAGGCTACCGAGTCCTAGTTGCATTACCCCAAGTCGAAGAGACATTTGGAGAATCTGGACTTGTTAAGTCTGCTACCACTATTAGCCATGAACACATCATGTCGATCATTGGACTGGTATTAGATATGGGCGACCAAGCCTATTCTGATGCAGATCGATTTCCGACTGGTCCGTGGTGCAAACAAGGCGATTACGTCATGTTTCGTGCCAATACGGGCACTAGGTTTAAAGTTAATGGTGTAGAGTATCGTTTAATGAACGATGATTCTATCGAAGCTATTGTAGCGGACCCACGCGGTATTACACGCGCATAAGGAGTAAACAATGCCTTTTCAGAAAGTAGAATTTGAGTTTCCTGATGAGAAAGAAGAAAGCACTGAGATTGAAATTGAATCTTCTAGTGCTGAGACGTTAGGAGCAGAGAAAGAAGAAGTCTCTGATGAAGTAGAGTTAGAGATTGTTGATGATGATATCCCTGCTAAAGACAAAGACGAGACTGGTCAGTTACGTAAGCCCGGAAAGCCCCCGGAAGATTTGACTGATGACGAGCTTGATGAGTATTCAGATAAAGTTCAGAAGCGGATCAAAAGCCTTTCCCGAGGTTACCATGACGAACGAAGAGCCAAAGAAGCAGCTTTTCGAGAGCGTCAGGAGTATGAAAGACTGGCCCAACAGCTTGTTGAAGAGAACAAGCAACTAAAAGGCACGGTTAGTAAGAATCAAGAAGCTCTATTGGAGCAGGCCAAACGCACAGCGAATGGCGAAATGATATTAGCCAAGCGTGCGTATAAGCAAGCGTATGATGCAGGTGACGGTGAGGCTCTGGCGGAAGCTCAAGAGAAACTAACCGCTGCTAAGATCAAAGCAGATAGACTAGCTAACTTACGTCCAAATGCTTTACAGGAACAAGAAACTCCTGTAAAAACGGAACCAGATACAGAAAACTACGTTCCAGCACAAGAACCACCTCCTATTGTGGATGATCGCGCAAATGATTGGGCGCGAAATAATTCGTGGTTTGGTGAAAACAAAACCATGACAGGGTATGTGCTGGGACTGCACCAAGAATTAGTCGAAGAGGGGGTAGATCCCCAATCTGACGAATACTACGAGACGATAGATTCTCGTATGCGACAAGTATTCCCCGATAGATTCGAGGATACCGAAGAGGAAGTTGTAACCACTAAAAAAGCAGCGAATGTCGTTGCACCCGCTACGCGGAGCACAGCGCCTAAGAAAATTAGGCTCACCCAAACGCAAGTGGCAATCGCTAAAAGGTTGGGACTAACTCCTCAACAATACGCCGAACAGGTTGCAAAAGACATGAGGAAGGCAAATGGCTGAGAATCGACTAAACCGTGAACTAGACACGAGAGAAAAAACTGGCCGAAGACAAGCTTGGAAACGCCCTGAAGTATTACCTTCTCCCACACCGGAAGAGGGGTACGCTTATAGGTGGGTCCGAATAAGTACTTTGGGAAATGTCGATCCTACCAATGTATCTTCCAAACTTCGTGAAGGTTGGGAACCGGTTAAAGCAACTGATCACCCTGAGATTACTCTGGTAAGTGTTGAGAATGAACGCTTCAAAGATAATATCGTGCAAGGTGGTTTAATGCTTTGTAAAGCTCCAGTGGAAATGGTTGAAGAACGTAATAGTTATTACAATCAGCAAGCCAAAAACCAAATGGACTCCGTGGATAACAACCTGATGCGAGAGAACGACCCTCGTATGCCGTTATTTAATGACCGCAGATCGAAGGTTACTTTTGGAAACGGAACTTAATTTTTGGAATTTAGGAGTCGATAATGGCTTATCCAACAGTTGATGGCCCCTACGGGCTTGTTCCGGTAAAACTGATTAGCGGTGTTCCTTACGTCGGTACTACTCGGCAATACTCTATTGCAAGTAACTACGGCACGGATATCTTCTATGGGGATGCTGTTAAACTCGTTACCGGAGGCACTGTCGAGCGTGATACGTTCGATGCTGCTATGACACCTATTGGTGTCTTTATGGGCTGTACTTTTACTGACCCAAGTACGTCTCAGCTAACTTTCAAGCAGTATTATCCTGCAAGCACTGTAGCCTCAGATATTAAGGCTTACGTGTGTGACGCTACGGATGTTCTGTTTAAGGCGGCTGTTGTTTCTTCAGGAACGACGATTGGCGATCTGGCGATTACTGATATCGGCGCTAACGTAGCTGGTGTGGATAACACCGGTAGCACTGTGACTGGTAATTCAAAGTGTGCTATCTCTGACACCTCTGCTACTACAAACACGTTGCCTTTCCGCATCGTTGCGTTAGTAGAGGAAACTAAGAACAGTTCTGGTGGTTTTACCGAAGCGTATGTCAAGTGGAATGCTGGGCATCAGTTCGATAACGCCACAGGCGTATAAGGAGAGTAAGTAAATGGCTATTTCACGCGCTCAATTACTTAAAGAACTCCTTCCCGGCCTAAATGCGCTGTTTGGACTGGAGTATGCAAAGTACGGTGAAGAGCATGCAGAGATTTTTGAAACAGAATCTTCTGACCGCTCTTTTGAAGAAGAAACCAAGCTGTCTGGCTTCTCAGCAGCACCTGTTAAAGATGAAGGTGCCGCAATTGAGTATGACAATGCTCAAGAAGCATGGACCGCTCGCTATAACCACGAAACCATTGCGATGGGATTCTCTATAACTGAGGAAGCCATTGAAGATAACTTGTATGACTCATTGTCTGCACGTTATACAAAGGCATTGGCTCGTGCTATGGCGTATACCAAGCAGGTTAAAGCAGCCGCTATCCTGAACAACGCGTTTGATTCAGGTACGACTTATGGCGATGGAAAGGAGCTTTGTGCTACTGACCACCCATTGGTAAGCGGAGGCACTAACTCAAACGAACCCAGCACTGCTGCTGATCTTAACGAAACTTCTCTTGAAGCTGCCGTTATTCAGATCGCTGGCTGGACGGATGAGCGTGGCCTTTTGATTGCTGCCAAACCTCGTAAGCTGATCATCCCGCCCAACCTACAATTCGTAGCGACTCGTTTGCTCGAAACGGAAGGTCGTGTTGCAACCGCTGACAATGACATCAACGCTATACGTAGCAATGGTGCGATCCCTGAAGGATATGCAGTTAACCACTATCTGACTGATACAGATGCGTTTTTCTTGTTAACTGATGTACCTAATGGCTTGAAGCACTTTGTACGTACGCCGATGGCTACGTCTATGGATGCGGACTTCGATACGGGCAACAGCCGGTATAAAGCTCGTGAGCGATATTCCTTCGGGGTCTCAGATCCTCTTGGAATCTTCGGTTCACCCGGAGCTTAAGTCTAGAGGGGGGCACTTGTTGCCCCCTTTGTTTTTCTATAATATCGATTTATCCCTGACAGTCGCATGGGGCGACTGACACTAGCCAAGACAGGAGATAGCAATGGCTAATACAACTTTCTCGGGACCAGTCCGTTCCGAAAGTACATTCAAAACCGTTAGCAAAAACGGTACTACTGGCGTAATTACTGAAGTCGCAACCCTTGGTGACGGCCCCGTTAGCTTGTCTGATGGCAATGTAACGCTGACAAACGCCACACACAGTGGTCGAGTCCTTCTTGTTCCAGACGGCACTCAAGACAACACCTACACATTACCTGCACCAATTGCTGGGTCGGTATTTAAGTTTGTTTATGCGGGTGGTGCAGCAGATGCCACAGATGCGCTTATTGTCACTCCGGGCAATACCAACTACTACATTGGTGGAGTTACTTTCCTCGATACCGACGGCGATGCAATTAGTAGCGTATTCTCGGATGGCAACTCTAACAGCAGCATTCAGTTGAACGTGCCAGCCGGATTTGAAATCACTATTGTTGGTTTGAATACAACTAACTATCAGATTTTCGGTAACGTAACGAGTACAACTGCTCCTGCTTTTGCCGATCAATAATAGGAGTGAGTCATGGCTGATGCAGTCACTTCGCAGACGTTAATAGATGGCCCTACCCATGTAGTGATGAAGTTTACTAACGTATCTGATGGCACTGGAGAGTCCGCAGTAACTAAAGTTGACGTTAGTGCTTTAGCTTCAAGCCAATACGGTAACGCTTGCACAGGAGTTCAGATCGAGCGTATCTGGTGGCAATGTATTGGCATGAAGGTTCAGATTCTTTGGGACGCTAGTACCGATCAATTTTGTATTGAGTTAGGTGAGAATCAGAGTGGAAACCATGATTACACCGTATTTGGTGGCCTAACTAACAACTCAGGTTCGGGTAAGACGGGCGATCTTAACTTTACGACAGTCGGGGCTTCGTCTGCCGACACGTATACAATTATTTTGTATATGCGTAAATCGTTCTAACCATGCACTATTACTACAAATCAGGTGGCTCTGTCCGTAAAAAGAAGGGTTCTGGTATGAAAGGCATGTCGGTGAAAAGTGGGGACAAACGCCCCACTAAATCGGGTGCTGGGATGACCGCTCAAGGAGTCGCCAAATACCGTAGGAATAACCCCGGTAGTAAGCTGCAAACCGCTGTTACGGAGAAGAAGCCTAAAGGGAAAAGGGCCGCAAGACGTAAATCGTTTTGTGCTCGTTCCGCAGGACAGATGAAAAAGTTCCCCAAAGCAGCGAAAAATCCGAACTCTAGGTTGCGTCAAGCGCGTAGACGGTGGAGATGCTGAGTGCCGTATTTACAATCTAACATCCCATACTTCAAAGCGTGGGTCCGTAGAGAGTATACGCACAACCATACGGCATATCATGGCGAGTTCTTACACGCTATGGTTATCGCAGTTACAACTATACCTAAGCGGTGTTTATCGTTTCAGGTTATTTTTACGGGTTGTGAGGTAGATGATACGGAAGAACCTAATGTTCATGGCGGTGCAATGTGGGCACGTATGCCTATCACGGCACTTGTAGGGGACACTCCTTTTGATGAATGGCCTGAACCTATGCCGGTTTGGGCGGCTCAACCTTGGGATTGTCCCTCACATACTCACAGCGTCTATGTACTAGATAGCTGCACCCCATGCCCTTGGCTTGCAAAGATTGATGGTGAGTTCTACCCAGCAAAGTATTACTTTACGGTAGATTACACGGAGTCAGACATAGCAGATGATCCAGCCCAACATAAACAAGCGCATGTGCTTGAATTGTTAGATGCTGGTAAATGGACGGGCAACATTGTGGCTTTACCTAATAATCGCGTTAGGGTCACACGCCCAGCACAATTTGAGGTAGGAGAAGGCGCACCAGATTTTATGCCTTCACAACATATCCATTACAGTAAGTCTGATCTAGACTATACGTTGGATGTGACTCAAATTTTTAACAATCTTTACGCAGAGGATAATGACAATGCGGATGAGTAAAAAAGGTTACAGTAAAGGCGGTTTAAAAAACGGCATGATGGGAAAAGCCAAAATGACGAAGGGTAAAAGTAAATTCCCTGATCTTAGTGGTGATGGCAAGGTTACACAAAAAGACATCTTGATGGGCAAAGGCGTCGTTAAGAAGAAAAATGGCGGCACGATTCCCCCTTCGAGAATGATGAAGAAAAAGGGTTATGCCAAAGGCGGCATGATGAAGAAAAAAGGTTCCGCTAAAGGCGGGAAAGTCCGTGGTGCTGGTATAGCTCGTAAGGGTGTGCGTCCAGCGAAGATGCGATGAGACGTTATTATAAGTCAGGCGGCAAGGTTAAATCGGGCGGTAAGATCTGCCCGAAAGGTAAGGCATGGGCTAAACGCACCTTTGATACCTATCCGTCTGCTTACGCAAACATGGCTGCATCTAAGTATTGCAAAGACCCTAACTATGCCAAGGGCAGCAAGAAGAAGAAAAAGTAATGGGACAGCTAAAACAATGGCGTGACCAGCAATGGGTTCGTATTGGCACCGATGGCAAGATCAAGGGGCCATGTGGTACGTCTAAGGACAAAAAGAACCCAGATCGCTGTTTACCAAAAGCTAAAGCGCAGTCATTAAGTCAGTCTGAACGCGCTACTACAGCACGCAAGAAGAAAAGGGCTGGGGCAACTGGTAAAACAGTGGTATCAAATACGCCAAAAGCGAAGGTAAGGACCGCAAAAGCAGGTGGCATGATCCGCGAAAACCACAAAGGTTGTGGAGCTGTGATGGGTAATCGCAGAAAGAAAACACTGTACGTACAAGGTACTAGGAAGTAAATGGCAACTTCAGGCACTACAAGCTTCAATATGGATTTCACCGAGATCGCTGAAGAGGCGTGGGAGCGTGCTGGGCGTGAAATGCGTTCAGGTTATGATTTACGTACCGCTAGACGATCCATGAACTTGATGTCTATTGAGTGGCAGAACCGTGGTATTAATCTGTGGACGGTAGATGAAGGCACTATAACGCTCACTACTGGTACGTCTCAGTATGACCTCCCCGCCGATACCATTGACCTACTAGAGCAAGTTATTCGCACAGACTCTGGGGTCACGGCGACACAACAAGATCTTACTATTACACGCATTAGTGTAAGTACATATGCTTCTATCCCTAACAAACTAACGCAAGGTAGACCTATTCAGGTGTACATAGAGCGGCTTAGGGATCAACCAAAGATTAATGTTTGGCCGGTGCCTGATAAGAGCGGGTATGTGTTCAAATATTATCGGATGCGTCGAATCGAAGACGCTGGTAGCGGGGTGCAAACGGCAGATATGAACTTTAGGTTCTTCCCTTGTATGGTGGCAGGTTTAGCCTACTACGTAGCTATGAAAGACCCAGAGTTAGCAGAGAGACTGCCAATGTTAAAAGCTGAGTATGAAGAACAGTTTAGATTAGCAGCAGAAGAAGACAGGGTGAAGACACCGGCTAAGTTCGTGCCGCGCATTGCGAGAATTTAGTCATGGCGAACCGGTTTGCATCTGCAAAGAGAGCCATAGCGGAATGCGATATCTGCGGCTTTCAGTACAAATTAAAGGAGTTGCGGAATCTAATTAGGAAGGGGCAGGACACCAACTTGAAGGCATGTCCCGAGTGTTGGAACCCAGACCATCCTCAGTTACGACTAGGTGAGTTTCCGGTAGATGACCCACAGGCGATACGAGATCCTCGTCCTGATAGGAGCTTAGGAGACTCTGGAGACTTTAGTAGTCGAGCTATTCAGTGGGGTTGGGATCCTGTTGGCGGCGGTAGAGATCCATTTGGCCTTACTCCTAATGATCTAGTAGCAAACGGAAAAATTGGAACAGTAACGGTGGTGATCAGCTAATGAAAAAAGATACAGCAAACAAGATGGGCGGTGTAAAGCCCTACGGACCTAAGCCAAGCATGAAGGGCGTTAAAACGTCTGGAATCAAGATGCGCGGTGTAGGGGCAGCGACTAAAGGAACTATGTCTAGAGGGCCAATGGCATAAGCCATGAACTATACTTCTCTTAAGGCTAACATTGAGGACATTTGCGAGACATCGTTTACAGACGACCAACTCGCTATGTTCACAGAGCAGGCCGAGCAGAAGATCTACAATACTGTTCAGATCCCTGCTTTACGTAAAAATGTTACAGGGACACTAACTGCTAGTAATAAATACTTAGGTGCTCCCTCGGATTTTTTGTGGTCTTATTCTTTGGCAGTTGTTGATAGTTCAGGTAATTATAACTTCTTGTTAAACAAAGACGTTAATTTTATTAGAGAGGCATATCCTAGCCCTACAGCCACAGGACTTCCCAAGCATTATGCGTACTTTGACGATAACTCGTTCATTTTAGGGCCAACTCCTGATTCTGCTTACACAATGGAACTACATTATGGGTATTACCCAGAAACTATTGTAACCGCAGGTACTACGTATTTAGGAGATGAGTTTGACTCGGCGCTGCTTAACGGTGCTTTGGTCGAAGCGATACGGTTTATGAAAGGCGAACCAGATTTAGTGAGTTTGTACGAGACCCTGTATGTGCAGGCAATCAAGCTGCTTAAGAATCTTGGGGATGGTAAGTTAAGAGAAGATACCTATCGTTCTGGGCAATATAGAACAGCGGTAGTGTAAGGAGACATTTATGGCAATCACACAGGCAATGTGTACTTCATTCAAGAAAGCTCTGCTTGATGGAGAAATGGACTTTAGTTCAAACACATCACAGACTTTCAAAATTGCGTTGTATACGTCATCTGCGACATTAAGCGCAGCCACAACAGCGTATTCTACCACAAATGAATATAGTGGGTCTGGCTATACAGCAGGTGGTAACACGCTAACCGTCGTTGCCCCCACAACATCTGGCACCACTGCATTTTTGGATTTTGCAGATACAACGTGGTCTACAGCAACAATTACGGCTCGCGGGGCTTTAATCTACCAATCAGGAGGCAGTAACCCAGCCGTTGCTGTACTTGACTTTGGTGGAGATAAAACCTCTACCGCAGGTGACTTTACGATTCAGTTTCCTACAGCAGACGCGAGTAACGCTATCATCAGGATCGCCTGATGGCTGACGCCGTTGTCGTATTTCAGGGTTGGGGTTCCTCAACTCAAGGATGGGGCGATGGCGCATGGGGCGAGAATATCGCCGTGCCCGGAGCTACGGGGGCTGTTGGTACAGTTTCAGTGGTTGCGGAGGCGAATGTTTACCCCTCTGGATTATCCGCAACAGGCTCAGTTGGTACTGTTTCTGTTGTTGCTGAAGCGAATGTAAGCCCCACGGGGGTAGCTGCTACAGGCGCAGTAGGTACGGTATCTGTCGTTGCTGAAGCAAACGTAGCTGTAACAGGAGTATCAGGAAGTTCTGCACTAGGTTCAGTAACCGTAGCTGCAGATGCCAATGTTTTCCCATCTGGGTTAGCTGCTACTACTGGATTAGGTAGTGTCACTGTAGCCGCAGATGCAAACGTCGCAGTAACCGGTAACGCTGGTACCACGGCGCTAGGTAGTGTCACCGTAGCAGCCGCAGCAAATGTAGCTCCTACTGGCCTTAGCGCAACAGGTGCAGTGGGCAGTGTTACGGTCCAAGCCAACGCAGATGTCTCAGTCACTGGAGAAGGGGCAACTACTGGACTTGGATCAGTTACGGTTGTAGGTGATGCCACAATCAGCCCATCCGGGGTTGCTGCTACAGGTGCTGTAGGTACAGTAACTATTGCTCTTGGTATGACCGTTCCGGTCACAGGAGTCGCTGGAACCACTGCATTAGGTACCGTTACAACGCAATCTGATGCTAATGTTAGTGTTACAGGTATAGCAGCAACAGGGAACGTAGGTTCCGTATTTATTTGGGGCGAAATAGATGACAACCAAAACCCAAATTGGCAAGATATTAATCGTACACAATCGCCATCTTGGGGTAATATCAACAGCGTACAGAATCCTAGTTGGTCAGGAGTAACAGATACACAGACTCCCTCGTGGGGCAGCATAAACAGTGCTCAGACACCAACTTGGGATGACATAGCCGCATGAGGTTAAGAGATGACTACACAATATACTTCCATTCTTAAACTAGCCCTCCCTGTTCAAGGGGAGTTAAGTGGTACGTGGGGCGATACCGTCAACGACAATATCACTTCTATGGTGGAAGAGGCTATCGCAGGCCGTAAAGTTATTAACTCATGGTCTTCTAATTCCCATACACTGACCAGTGCAGATGGGACGACTTCTGAGTCTCGTGCGGCAATGCTTGAGTTTACTGATACTGGTTCTTCATTAAGTGGTAATGCTACAGTCGTTTGCCCCACCGCATCTAAGATCTATATAGCAAAGAACGCTGTCGGGAGTAGCCGTACTGTTACTCTTAAGACCTCCTCGGGGACCGGTATAGCTATTCCTGACGGCACCACAATGTTCCTGTTTTGTGATGGGACTAATGTGGTGGAGGCTGTTACTAACATAAACAGTTTCAATGTAGGTGGCACCACTGCTATCAACGCTATTAAAGACGAAGACGATATGTCGTCTAACAGTGCCACCGCTTTAGCCACACAACAAAGCATTAAAGCCTACGTCGATAGTCAAGTAGGGTCATTTGACACACTCGCTGAAGTCTTAGCTCAGGGCAATACAACCGGCTCTAACGATATCGCAGTAGATTCTACCCAAAAGGTGCAGTTCCGCGACACGGCTATCTATATTAATTCAAGCGCAGACGGACAGCTTGATATTGTCGCCGACACTGAGGTTCAGATTGCGACTACGACTGTTGATTTAAATGGTGCCTTAGATGTCAGCGGGACAGCAACTGCAAACTCGTTTGAAACAGCGGCGGGTGGGACGTTCACTACAGTAAGCGGTAATGACCTAAACATCGTTTACCCTGATACGAGGTCTTTGTTTTTCAAAGAAGGCTCCACTACCACACTTACTTTAGATAATGCCCAAGGCGCTACATTTGCAGGCGCTGTTGCCGTTGCGGGCGACTATTCATCGACAACTTCAGGAACTTCTAACTTACGTTTAGGCGTTAACGCTGGCGACAGCATAGCCTCTGGAGGTAACTATAACGTACTGTTGGGTGATGAAGCGGGCACGGCGATTACCACGGGTGATGGTAACACCGCAGTAGGCTTTGAGGCGCTGAAAACAGAGGACGCTCATGGCAGAAATACTGCGATGGGTTATCAGGCCCTAAAAACCCTCAACGCTGGTGCAGAAGCGGTCACAACGACCATAGGCTATTTAGCTGGCACCGCTCTAACGACAGGCGTTCAAAATACACTGATAGGTGGCCTTTCGGGCGATGCGCTTACTGATGCGGATTACAACGTCGCAGTAGGTAATAATACGCTAAGTTCAGATACCAAGGGTAACAAGTCAGTCGCTATAGGTTACGAGGCGCTTACCGCCCAAAACTTTAGCACCTCTACCGATTCTTATAACGTTGCTATGGGGTTTCAAGCAGGTGTGGCAGTCACTACAGGCGTCCAGAACACCTTAATCGGTGGACTCGCTGGTGATGCTATCACCACTGGGTATGGAAACGAGGCGCTTGGTTACTCTGCCCTAAGTGCAAACACTGTTGGAAGAAACGCAGTAGCTATTGGCAGTTTTGCCTTAGCGAATCAAAATCCAGATAGTGCCTTGTCTACTTACAACACCGCAGTTGGATACAATGCAGGCGGCGCGGTTACTACAGGCATTAATAACACTTTCATTGGAGGTCTCGCTGGCGATAATACTACTACCGCTTCAAGCAACACCGCTGTTGGTTATGCGGCGCTGGGTGCAAACACCACGGGTACAAGAAATGCTGCGCTAGGCTATCAATCAGGAGTCGCTACAACCACTGCAACCGACAACACTTATCTCGGTTATGCCGTAGGTGAGGCTCTAACTACAGGAGGTTCAAACACTCTTGTCGGCAGTAAGGCTGGTCAAAGCCTTACCACAGGTAATTCAAACGTAGCTATAGGTGTTGAAGCACTAGATGCGGATACACTGGGCGATAGAAACGTTGCGATAGGTAACTCCGCGTTAGGGTCGCAAAACTTCACTTCTAGCACAGACGCTTACAACGTAGCAATAGGCTACACCGCAGGAGCGTCAGTCACTACAGGCGTCCAGAACACTTTGGTGGGTTCGGAAGCAGGGGACGCCTTCACAGATGCCGACTACAACACAGCTTTAGGCTTCAGGGCATTAACGACTGATACAAAAGGTAGCCGAGCAACAGCTCTTGGATACCGTGCGCTTAACACGCAAAACTTTACGACTGCTACAGATAATTACAACGTAGCCGTTGGATTTCAGTCAGGTTATTCAGTCACTACAGGAGCTAACAATACCCTCATAGGCAGTCTCTCTGGCGATGCGATTACGACAGGAGGTAAGCACACTGCTGTTGGCTACGCTGCGCTGTCTTCTATTACCACTGGCACCGATTCATGTGCATTCGGTTATTTGGCTTTAGCTTCATCGACTGGGTCGCAAAACAATGCCTTCGGTAGATCTACGTTAGAAGCACTAACCACGGGTATTCACAATGTTGGAATAGGATACGCCTCAATGAGTGCTGCTACTACGGCGTCTTATAACACCGCAGTCGGTAACTTCACGCTTGATGCGATTACAACGGCTGACGGAAATACGGGTGTCGGCTATGCAGTTTTAACTACGAATACGTCTGGAAATGCCAACGTAGGTATGGGTTACGCTGCTTTATTTAGCAACTCAACAGGCGTTAACAACACAGCGATTGGGTATGGCTCATTAGACGCAAACACCACCGCATCAAACAATACGTCGATGGGACTAAATACACTAGGCGCGAATACGACAGGTGCTCAGAATGTCGCCATTGGTAGTCAGGCGCTTTTGCAGAATACCACAGCCAGCAACAACGTAGCCGTTGGATTTAGTGCAGGTTTTTCAATCACTACAGGCACCCAGAGCACTTTCATCGGTAGTCTCGCAGGCGATGCATTGACAACCGGCAATTACAACACTGCTCTTGGTTATTCGGCCTTATCGGCCGACACATTAGGTAGTCGTAGCACAGCAATTGGTGTCGGAGCGTTGCTCAGACAAAACTTCACTAGCGCAACAGATGTTTATAACGTAGCAATGGGTCATAACGCTGGCGAAAATGTCACTACAGGCGTTGAAAACACCTTAATAGGCGGTCTCGTAGCTGACGCTCTCACTACCTCTAGCCGTAATACGGCGATTGGTTACGCGGCTTTGAGTGCTGAAGTGCAAGGCCAGTATAATACGGCGATTGGTTACGCGGCTTTACTCGCACAAACCAATTCTTCATCGACTGATGTTTATAATACGGCTGTCGGTTATGCCGCAGGTGCAGCAGTCACTACAGGAACCCTGAACACCCTCGTCGGGGGCCTTACAGGAGATGCGT